CTTGCACCCATTGCGGTGAATCATGCCGCGGGCGAGCTGCAGAAGTACGCCAAGGCGATTATTGACAAACGGAGCGAGACGGGCTTAAAGATAGTCGAGGCAATCAAGGTGAAGGAATCGCCAATGATGACCGACACGCCCGTGGCAACCGTGTATATCGACGGCGCCCAATGCCCCGAGGCGGTATATGCGCACGAACGGTATCACGACATCATTGTTAAGCCAAAGGTGGCGCAAATGTTGTGGATACCGCTGACGGCGGCCGGCAGGCGGCACACGCTGCACACCCGAGATGCCGTGGTGAAACGGCTGAAGGGCTGGATCCCGCGCGGCCATGCGCGGAGCACGAGGACGGCGGGGCACGGGGTGCCGTTTGGGTATTGGTCTGATGACAATAAGGATGCGGGCCTTGACTTTGTCCTGGTGCGCCAGGCGAGGATCCCGGCGTACAAGAACGCGGGCTACCTTACCCGCACAGCCATCCGCATGCGGACAACCTTGATTGCCGACATAAGCCGCACCATCATTCGCACTGCAAACCGAATTGGAATAGCCGCATGAGCATTCGACCCAATTTCATCAGCACGGATCTGACCTCGTACAAGGACGACATCATGGAGTATGCCGCGTCTGGTCGTGGCAACGCCACGTACAAGACCGGGACGGATGGTGTTATATCCGGCACCTCGTTCACCTCGGCCAGTAACACGTTTGTCGCGGCAAATGTGGGCAAATACATTGCGCTGCAGGGTATTGGTTATGCCCTGATTACCACGTTGGTGTCTGACCATGTGCTCGCGTTGGACACCACGTTTGCGGCGGCAACGGCTGTGCGGTTCTGCGTGGACGGCCACGCGGGGATCGAGCGGGACGCCTTTGCCCAGATCAAGACGGATGCGGTGTATGGATGGTCCAGGACGATCATGGACAGCAACGGGCTGCCGCGGGCGGTGCGGGTGAAAGGACTGCTTGACATGACGGGATCCACGGTGGAGGATTATGACTTTATGGATGGCGTTGACGACAAGGCAACCACGTTTGACGAGGCGCACAAACTGTGCACATTGTGGCGGATATGCCGGAAGGAGAGCGTGCAGGGCGGGAACGTTTGGAAGGACATTGCGGCGAATTATCAGCTTGATTACTACGGCGCCTTGCAGACGGCTATTGACAGCCTTGCTCGGTCGCTGGTGGACTCGGGCGCGGTGTGTGCCAACCAGCGCAACGGAGATATAATATTTGCGAGGCTTGAACGCATATGACGACCAGCCAATTCACCACCTTGTTTGGCCTGTTGGACACCGCGCTGCAGACGGCGGGATTTGCCAAGGGTAAATTCAGCGACATCAAGGGTGACGGCGCGTTGTACCACGACAGCGGGTATGTGATTGTGCCGGCGTCGCTGATGACCAAGGAGATGAGCGCGGAGAAGTGCAGCCGGTTTGAGCTGCGGCTGAAGGTGCAGCTCGCCTGGTCGGCCTCGCCCTCTACCTGGGGGACGCTGATGCCGACGGCAACGGCCGCGGCGGTGGACGCGCAGGTGGCACTGAATGGCATCGACTGGTCAAGCGCATTGAACCCGGTGACGGTTGGCAGCACGATAGCGCCCGAGGAAGGGGCCTTTGAGCTGCTGCCGGAGGGTGTGTTGTACTACACGTTCGAGTTGCCAATAACATTTCGCCGACTGAGGACTACATGAAGCAGGAGCTTATTCGTATAGAAACCGCACGCGGCGTCGTGCATTTGACCAAGGACCAGGCCGCAGCCAAGGGCCTGCCCCCGCAACCGCTTGAGCCGGAGCAAGTCGAAGGCGTCAAGAAATCACCCAAGCAAAAGAAGGATTGACCACCATGGCCCTTATTACCCCCAAACCAGCTTCCCACGCTCGGGCATGCCTCGGCCTCTACAGCGAGCGCGTAGTCATCGACTCCGTGGCGAGTGGCGGCACTAACCTGCTGTCCATCACCACGCACACCTCGCACGGGTGGTCCACCGGCATGACCATCTATCTTCATTTCACTTCGGTCTATACCAGCGGATGGTACCTTGCCACCACGGGCACCACGGGCACCACCCTGGTTGTGGCAGGCAGCTATTCCAGCACGACCACCGGCTATGCCGTTAAGGGGCTGAACATACCCCTGTATGCCGGCGTGAAGTACGACCACGAAGCAACCGACATCGCGTATGACCGCCTGCGGGACAACCGCTTTGTGGGCGTTAATGCCAAGTCGTTGCGGTTTGCCACGCTGGGCCATTCCATGCCGCTGTTCCTGCCGCGCGACGGCGCCGAGGTGACCACCCTGGTTGCGCTGTACGACAAGATCCTGCTGCCGGCGGGGTACAGCAAGAGCGGCAGCACGTTAATCACGTACACAATGGGGAGCGACTTCCTCGGGTACGACCAGGTGTTTGCCGCGTATGAGGAGGTGCTGGACCGCGAAACGCTGGTGCTAGGCGCCACGGAGTTCGGCCTGGTGCTTGACACGGCCAATGGCTGCTGGGTGCAGCCGATCGAGACCAAGGGGCAGGACGGCGGCACGGCGGCGGTTGCCGCGGCTCTGGCGTATGCCGACATTGACGGCGACGACTCGGTCAGCGTCTTCCAGAATGCCAACTTCAAGATAGGGCCGACTACCGGCTTCCTTACGGACGTGCCGGCGATCAAGAGATTCACCTTCAAGAACGGCAACGAGATTGCCCTGCGGGATGATGGATCCAGCGATGGCGGCGTGGCGGGCTTCCTGGTTGGCAACACGCTGAAGGCGCAGACGGTCGAGATTGATCTGGAAATGCCGGCGGCGCATGCCAGCTTCCCGTTTGTCACGTACTTCACCCAGGGTACCGTGCTGAAGTACCAGCTCACGATGTTCGGCACTGTGGCGGGCGGGTACGGCATCCAGATTGTCGGCCAGTTTCAGATCCGGAACAAGGTTGATCGCGGCGAGCGGAACGGGATCCGGACCATCAAGGTGTCGGGCGTATCGTGCCAGGTGGCAACGACTGACGTGCCGTTCTCGTTCTCGGTGGGCGCGGGTATCTCTGCTTAATAAGGGAGCCATGAACAGACTCAAACTGGTGGTGCTGCTTGCGGCAATCAGCGGACATGGTGCGCTGGTGTACACCAACACGCCCTGGTTCGGCCGCGGCAGCACGCAGGACTTCTTTGACGTTTTGGGCAAGATTAATACCAACTTCACGGTGATTGAGTTTGCCACTCGATCAAGCGCCAGGTACGCCACCAATGCGGGCTGGGCATCGTACACCAGGTACGCCACCAATTCGGGCTGGGCGATGTGGTCCGGCTACTCCAGCAATGCGCTGGTGGCAAATTATGGGTACAACAGCTACCGGGTGTCAATGGACGGGAACCTTAATAACACGGTAACCGGCAACGAGATCACCAACATGGCCGTGGCGCGGGCTAAGTCGTACACGGACAGCGCCACAAACGCGGTGCTTGCCGCGGCACAAGCGTATGCCGGCGCTATCTCGGCATCGACCGGCATGGCAACGTTTATTGCCATTACCAACATCTGCCAGTATTACACGAACGTGGTGCTTATTGAGGCCAAGGCATACGCGGATCAAATTGCCGCCTCAAGCGGCTTGGTAACGTATGCCTCCACTACCAACATCAGCGTATACTTCACTAATGCGGTGCTGACTGAAACGGCCAGCAAATATACCCTTAAGTCTGGTGACACCATGACCGGATCGCTGGCATTATGGACCAACGGTGCCAATGAGGTATTGGTACTCAGCCAGCAATGGTACGATGTGGAAATCATCACAACAAACTATGAATGGATGACATACATAAATGTGACTGGTGACGGCGCACACGAAAGCACGGCATTGTCCGGTGTGTATGCCAATGCCAGTGCTACATGGACAGACTTAAATGCGGTGCTATGGACAAACGTACTTGACAGTAACTTCGTACTGTATCAAATTGACGGTAGTCCCGCAAACTGGAAGTGGACATGGGTGTTCTGCCACGCGAATGATGTTGGAGGCGGGAATCCACCATACGGTATTCGCATGGGGTCAGGTGTCTCCGCGCCCACATCGTGGATTTGCCCGCAAGGTACTTACCAGTATCATAACGGCGCACATTACAGTGGTACACTTGACACCTACGGAGGTGATGCGCGATACTTTTCAAACCTCGTTGAATCAAGCTACAGCTACAGCACAACACAATGGGCGAGGGTGTCAACCAGCTATTACGCTAAGACGGGGTATGTGGATTCCGGTATGGTATCGGCAAGCAACCACGCGATTGCGGTAGCCGACTCTGCATTGTCGTATGCCCAGGCAGGTATTGACGTCGCCACGAACAGCGCGACAATTGACGCCCAGGGTAGAATTGATGCGGCGACCAATGGCGCGGCAATTGACGCGCGCGGCGCGATTACGGCAGCGAACCTGGTCAGCCGGAACGGCGACACCATATCCGGCAGTGTCTACCTCGCCACGGAAACGAGCCAGCTTGCCCAGCTCTCAAACTTATATACCAGCTCGACCGTGTACCTGTACGGCGACATGTCGCGGAACAACCATGCCCTTGCCGGCGAGTACACGTATTACGGCGTGACGAGCGCGTTGCCGGTGTACTGCAAATCGGTGTCGGGTGTTGGCAACGTGTATGTGTGGTACCTCTCGAACCGATGGGAACTGTTCGGTGACGTGCTGTTTGCCACGAACGGCGCAATGACCGGATCCTACACCAAGATATCGGGGTTCATCGGCAACCAGTTGTTGGGCAGCGCGGCGGTGTCAAACGTCAACAGCGGCACGGTTGCGTACCGGGTGAACACCAACAACTGGGCGCTGCAGAGCTATGCGGCAAGCTATGCCGACGCGGCTACCAACGGCGCCACGGCAGTCCTTAATGCGCGGCTGGTGGCGGCGACCAATGCCGTGCTGCTGGATGCGTATGCACACGACTCAGACGCATTGATTACCGCAGCCACGAACGGCGCGGTGATGGATGCACAAGGTCGCATCAATGCGGCGACCAATGCCGTGCTCACGGGCAATCTTTCCAACCCGTCCATCAACGCTAAAACCGGCATATTTCTTAACCTATATGTCGACTACGCCACCATGACGAACGTGACGATCATAAATTTGATTGTAACGAACGCAATGGTCGTCTACACAAATATCATAGCGCAGGGCACACTCAATATGTCGGGGTACTCCATTACCAACATAGGCGCACCGCCATCGGCATTAAGCGCGGCTCGACTTACCGACGTGCAAGCATGCACCAATGGCGCAGTGGCGGATGCCAAGACAAGCGCATCGCGATATTTGCCAACGAACGGAACCGTGGCGATGTCGGGCGACTTGAATCTTGGCGGCAACTACATCACCAATGCAAAGTCTATACGTTTTGGAAATAACGGTTCAAGTATGGGCGAAGTTGACATGTCGGGTGCTACTATGCGTTTCCTTAACGCCGGCAGTTATGGCAATGTACGCGCCTCAATAGGACAATTTGAAGGTTTGGTTATACCTGGTTATGGTATTACTGGCATTACCTATCTTGTGGGCACTACTCCCGCATCATCAATCCGAATTGACAGTCCGCTAAACATGACCGGCAACATGATAAGCAATACTACTATGATACATGTGGGGTCAGGTGCCGTGCAAGTTGGCCAGACTGTCGTGACCACGAATGGCGCGGTAGCCGTTTGGGTGGTGGCTGGTAGTACCGTGTCGAACGGTTTTGTTGTGGCTCCGTCTCGCGATGTTGACATGCAAGTCGTGGCATGCCCCGCTGGAGCGTATGACCCTATAGGAACATGTTTAGACAATGTGTCGAGCGGCACCTTGTGCAGAATTGTATCTCATGGCGCACTGGTTCAGGTAAAATGCGACAAACAGCCCAACCTCGCGGACGTAGCCTTTGTGAGCGATGTGAAGGCAGGGTATGTGACCAGCACAAACAGCTTTTCAAGTAATCCAACCGATCAGGCGCATTTCCGCGAGTTTGGACATGTAACCTCCCGCACCAACGCAACGGGATTGATATGGATATGGTCACATGCGCTATGACCTGCTAATTATATGCTTGGTAATTGTCGCCTCGGCATACGCGGCACACGACTATTCCATCACCACGGAGCAGGTGGCCACCAGCAACGGGTATGTGCGGTCGGTGGTACTGCGCAAAGCGAAAGATATGGCCAGTACCAACAAGTGCGACACGATCAAATTAAACGCCGGCGACAAGATTGACAAGATCAACAAAGAGCTCAAGCTAAAGGACAAATGACAATTACCACTTACAAAGCCGCCCAGGCGGCAAGCAAGACCGTGGCACTGTTGGCAACCGGGCTCCTTGCCGTGGCGCCGGCGATTGCCGCCGATGTTGATGTAAGTTCGACCGCCCGAGAGCTGGGCGCGTGGCCGGCGCAGACCCTGCTTGCCGCGATCGCCGTCATGTCCATGTACTTCAGTTTCCATACATGGAAGCTGTACTGCGCGCAAAACGAAAAGCATACCACAGCAGTCAATAACCTGTGCGCCGAGCTGCGCCGGCGGCCGTGCGTCATGGACAACAGCAAAATTTCTAGTGATATTGAAGTGTGACCGGATGGCATCATGATCGAGCCACTACACAGCCAAAGCCCACCCTGCGCATCCTCCGTAGCCCGCTACTCCGGGTTAATAGCAGCAACATGCTCTGCCATCCTTTTCTTTGTGGTCGGGTGCGCCCAGGTGGATGATGCGGTGGTCAAACCGGACGGCACGGTGATCTGGGTGCCCAGGTGGCGCACCTCGGGCTTCCTGCGCGACCTCACCAAGGGCGACGAGTCGGTCAAGCGGCAAACCATCACCATGCCGTTCGCCAAGATCCAGATGCTCGGGAGCGACACGGTGGTTGAAGGGAGCAACGTGGTGATCCTGTGCGAGGAGTCCCACAAAAGCACTGTGCAGACCAAGAGCACCACGCCCGAGCTGGCCAAGACTGGCGTCGAAGCTATGGGCGTTGCCGTATCAGCCTGGGATAAGGGCAAGCCATGAACACCTATAGCATAACCCATTGCGACCTCGTGCGGGTTGTTGACGGCGACACCATTGTGTTGACGATACCGATATGGTACAGCACCTACATCACGGTGCATGTCCGCCTGGCCGGGATCAACGCACCCGAGATGCCCAGCACCGAAGGCAAGGCGGCCAAGCACCACCTGCAGAGTCTGGTCACCGGCAAGCTGCACATCCTATGCCACGGCCTGGACAAGTACGGCCGCACCCTGGGCACCCTTTGGCCGGATGGGTCGCTTGCGACCGATCCGAGCATCAACGAGCGCATGATTGCCGATGGTCATGCCAAGAAGTACGAACTCTGGACACAGGAGATTGCATGTACCTGAAAGACGGCAGCACCCCGATGGATCCCCGGCTCGGCCGGCTGGAACAGTTTGACGACCGCTCGCGCCTGTATTGTATCGCCGCGGCGGCGCCAAAAACTCCGGTCAAGGCCGAGTGGAAGTGTGAACAATGGCTCGACCAGGGGCAGGAAGGCGCCTGTGTTGGATTCGGCATCACACACGAGGCCATTGCCTTGCCCGTGGCTGTCAAGGGCCTCACCGCCACCTTCGCCCGCGAGAAAATCTACTGGGAAGCCCAGAAGCATGACGGCATGCCCGGCGGCGCGTACCCTGGCGCCATGCCGTTTTACGAAGGGACCAGCGTGCTCGCAGGATTGAAGGCGTACAAGAAATGCGGACTCATTGACGGTTACGCCTGGGCATTCAGCCTTAATGAAGTCCTGTGCGGCATGGCGCTGGGCCCCTGCATCCTCGGGATCCCCTGGAAGGATGGCATGCGGGCGATTGATAAGGACGGCCTCATTCACGCCATTGGCCGCACCATGGGCGGCCATTGCATTCTGGCAACCGGTGTCTACCCGGCCACCAAGACCGTCCGCCTGCACAACTCGTGGGGCAAGATGTGGGGCACCGGCGGCGACTGCCTGATCTCCTGGACCGACCTCGGCACCCTGCTGGACGAGCGCGGCGAGGCGGCGTTTGTCACCGGCCGCCACCTCAAACCAAAGGCATCACGATGAACTGGACACTGATCAAGAGCGCCATCACCAGCCTGGTTAAGCTGGCCTATAGCCAGGGCTACATCACCGCCAAGGCGCGGGACCAGATCCTCGACCTGCTGGCACACGCAAAGGCAACCAAGTACAAACGGTCAAAATGACCCTCACGTTCACCGATCATCTGGGAAGGAGTTGCGGCGAGTACGCGCTGCCGGATCCTGAGCACCGGTTTTGGGGCCTGCCCTTGGGCGCCTGGATGATAAGCGGCAGGGTATGGGAGATCATGCGGCCGTTTGGCTACCGGGTAGACACCGTGCCCGGGCTGGTGGACCAATGGATCACGGTGCCCGCGGGCACGCGCACGGACTTTGCCAGTATACCGAGGCTTGCCTGGCTGCTGATCGGCCCGCCGGCGGGCAATGGCGATGGCGCCGAGTACGGTGTGGCGGCGGTGATCCATGACGTGCTGTGTGTACGGGCGCATTCCGGAGAGATTGAGCGATGGCGCGCGGACGCGGTATTATGGAGTACTGCAAGGTGGCGCCCTGGCGGGCGCGGATCATGTGGCTGGCGGTGCGACTTGCGGGAGTACTCAGCTAGCGGCCGGCGGCATGCGGCGGGAGGCTTTACCCTCACGGGCCAACCGAATCAGCATGTCCGCCGGCCCTTATTATTTACTCGATTACTATCCCAGTTCGTTCAACACGTCAAGAGCTATCTGCAACCGTTCTATTTTATGGCTGATCTGATACTTTAGCGTGTTGATCTGGTCCGTCGCTTGTTTCGTGCTGAGCACCACCGGGGCAGTTGCCTTGTAAGCCTTAGCCGCATTGGCTTGTTTGGCAATGGTGCGCAACGTCCTTCCAAATACCGCGCCTTGGTCAACGGCGGTTGGTTGTGTGACGGTGAATCCTGCGTACAGCTCGCCGGCGAGGGTGCCCGGCAGAAGCCAGGGACGGCCTGGTTCGTCGCTGCGCTTCATGGCCGTCACCTTGCCAGCGCGCTTGAGCCGGTACATCAGCCCTTCGGTTGACAGGTTCAGTTTGCGCGCCACTTCGGCCAACGGTATCCACTCGCGCGGTTTGGTTACTATAACCCTGTTTGCACTGTTGCCGTCGCCAGGATCTCCAGGCTGACGTATATCTTCCTCTCTCGGTATCTTGTCACTCATTTGTACACCTCGTTATAATGAGTTATTAAGTGCTTCCTCAATCATGCTGGCAAACTGCACGGGGCTTCGTGCTACTCCGTAATAGTGTCCGTGATTGTATGTAAGGGCAGCAAAGGCAACCTGGTCGGGTGACAACTTTCCCTTGGCAGTCTTGAGCTCTATCCACGCGGTGATACCCTTGGGCAGCATGCAGATCAGATCCGGCCAACCGGGATTGCACCGGCGCGAGTCGTACACATGCAGGTATGGTATACCACGATCCTTGAGCCATCGCTCGCATGCGGCCTGCAGCAAGTCCTCCGATCCTGTCCACGGTGTTCCGTCGGTGGCTGACGAGCTGCCGGCGTCCTTGGGAACCCCGCACGGGCGCGTCTGTCGCACCGCAGGCGGGGTTATTTGCCGCGCGGCCTGCTCCCGGTACTCCTCGGGCAGGTCTTCGAGCCTATACCGAGCGTTTGCGCTCATTTCCGTTTCTCTGATGTTCGTTTCGATATCGATCCATGCCGAGCAGGATCCGCAGCACCATCGCACCGGTTTGTATCGCCTCGACACGCATGTTGCGCAACAGGCTTGCATACCTGCTGGTGCCACCCTTGCGCGACTTGAAATTGAAGTCAATGGCGGCCTGCAGTGTCTCCCCCGCTTCCTCAGACATGATCGCGGCGGCATGCACCGCGTCATCCGGCCAATCGGGGAACAGCGCGCAGGCTCGGTTGTACTCGGCAACAATTTCATCAACCAACTTCAACAGGCGGGCCGACTTCGCCATTCGGGCGGATCCCCGCGCTATCATCGATCTTAAAATGACACGACTCATTGTGCTGCACTCCTTGGTACGTCTGCATGATGGGCCTCATGCTCCGACATGATACGATTCTTATACTTACATTGACGTGAAATCTCGCCTCCGTGGTACCAGCCAGCGGCGTCAACCCAGTTTGTGCAATGGTGTTCATCGTAGCACAGCCGAAGGTACAGGTAGGCATACTGCTCATTGAGTGCGGGGTCCGCAAGCTTCTGCGGTTCCTTGGCGATCGCGGCCATAGTTGCGTTGCTGACATCGCCCACCCGGGCGAGCTCGCGCACGGCGGCAACCGTGATGCCATACCGCCCCCAGGACATGCCGTCCGGGTGTTTGCCTATGTCCTTGTTGCCCGATTCTATCAGCGCGATATAGGACATCGCTTCAAATATTGACACGTCAGTCGTTGCAGCAGTGGTCATGGTGTTGCTCACATGGGGTGTTAGGTCTTCGAGGCTATCGGCAGGCGTTTTGGGCGAAAGGTCAACAGATGTCTGTTCACACTGCCCTTCGCCGCACAGCAGCACAAACAGCGTTGCCACCACCAAAAACGGAAGGCAGTACCAGGTTATGTCATTCATATTGCCATCTCCATTTCAAGTTGTTCACAGCGCGGCACGAGCTCGCACATGCGGACGCCGCGGTTGGTATGCACGTCCAGGCGCTTGCCGCACTCGCGCAGGATCCACGCCGCAATCATTTCCGTGATCCTCGGACGGACACTGTTCATGTCGTGCTTGTGCAAATATTCGCACACCTCGCGGTCGGTCATGCGCCCGCCGCGGGCAAAGGTGTCGGCAATCTCCTGGCATCGTTTGGCCAGGGTGCCTTCTCCGATGTTCTCGCGGTGTGCATACAGCGAATTTGCGTGCATGCGGTGCGTTTCATGCTGTGACATTGCCGTCTCCTGTTTGGGTTATGACTGCCTTGGTGCGCCACTGTTCCATGATATTCGCCACGGCGGCCGCATCTGCCAGCACGGGCTCGTCCGCGTTGTTCTGAATGATCTTTTTGACCCGGGCCGTGCGGTAGGCCAGATCTGGGTTGCCGTTACGCTTGATGTCCTGGGCGAGGAAGCGGGCGGCAAACAGCGGCCAGTTGCTGCTGTCAATTGGCCACCGTCCGCACATCCAGTGCGTGATCGTGCAATTGAACTTCCAGAAGTCGTCCGCAATGCGCATGGCCGCCTTTTGGTTCTTCAGCATGGCGCAGTACCATTGTTGCACCTGGTTGTAATACACCTGCTTGGGTGGTGCGGTGTCCGTGTCTTCGTCTGCCGTTTCTATAGCATCGCGTGGAGTTGTTGTTGTTGTTAGGGGAGCAGAGTCAGACGCAGATGCAGAGTTAACAGATTCTGAATTATGACCCGCGCGCGTGTCTGGCGTTACAACCGTGTTACACGTGGCGTTACATTTGCGTTTCACGTGCTTTTTCTTGCGGTGCTGTATGACGCGCATCGCAGATTCCATGCGGGTTTGAGCATCGCGCATCATGCGCCGGTTTGTCAGCGTTACAACGCCGTTACTCATTGCCACGTCTGCCGCGCCAGTTGCCGCCAATTCGTCAAGCGCCGAGCGGGCCTCGTTCACCTCGCACCGGCCCATCCTGGCAAGCTGGTCGATCGTTCCGGACAGCGCACCGGAACGGTCCCGCTGGTGCATGCAGTTCAGCCAATCAACCCATATGCCCCGCGTCCAGCATGAGCATGCCGATACCTGTGGATCACTCAGCCAATCCGACACGAACCATTGCATGTAGGGGTAGTGCTTGGCCATGGTCTACTCCTTCTCTCGCCCAGGCGCAAGACCTGCCATCCGCGCCATGATAAACGCGCCTACGCCGTCGATCTTCATTTGCAGTACATCACGGGGCGCCACGGCGTCAAAGGCCGCCAGAAGGCTTCCTGCTGACATTGCCGCCTTGGCAAGGTGGCCAACCATGACGGCGTCAATGGATGCTGCAAACGCATATTTGATGCGATCCTCGGTCAATTGCGACACGGCACGCAGGGATTGCCGGTACTGGCCGCGCAGGGAAAGGTAGAAGTCCGCCTGCTTTTCCGACAAGCCGGCGAGCTGGTCGCCAGGCAGGTCAACCTTTCCGTCGGCAATGCACTCCGTCCTTGTTTCTTCCCAAGATTTCTTTGCCATGGTTACCCCTACCGGCCCCCAGGCCGGCGTGTGTGGTTTAGATCGTTTGTGAGGCGGGCGCGGCACGGTTGCACGCCACATGCCGCGTGGCTCGGTGAGTGAGTAAGCGTGCCGCCTGGGGGCCTTGTGTTTGTGTTCATGATTATTTGCCGGAGCCGTCGCCGGAGCCGGAGCCGTCGCCGGAGCCGTAGCCGTCGCCGGAGCCGTAGCCGGAGCCGGATCCGTAGCCGTAGCCGGATCCGTAGCCGGATCCGTAGCCGTTGCCGGAGCCGTCGCCGGAGCCGTAGCCGTCGCCGGAGCCGTAGCCGGAGCCGGATCCGTAGCCGGAGCCGTAGCCGTCGCCGGATCCGTAGCCGTAGCCGTAGCCGTAGCCGGAGCCGGAGCCGTAGCCGGAGCCGGATCCGTAGCCGTAGCCGTAGCCGTAGCCGGATCCGTAGCCGTAGCCGTAGCCGTTTATCGCTTCCATACCGGTACTCCGTCAATGCTGGCCGCCGCGGCCTCGGTTACGTCCAGCACTTCGATCACCTGGTGCAGCATCACGCCAGGCACCGCCACGGGGAACTTGCAAGTCGAGGGCGCCGCCGTCCCATCAACCGCAAGTTGCGACAAGCTCGCCGCGCCGTCCCAGTACCACAGCCGGCGTGCGTTTTTGAGCGTGTACGTCTGTCCATCCACCTTCACCACCTGGCCAAAGAACACGCCCGCACTGTACGTCCTCACGATCTTTCTCTTGTCCATGTCACTCTCCATTTGTGTTGTTATCGCGGAATATCCGCTTGAATAGCCACCACATCAACAACGAGGCAAGCGCGGCCATGACCGTCATCCGTTTCACGCCGGCACCCCGTGCGCGACAACCCGCTCGACCACCACGTCGAGCTGATCCGATGGAATGCGCACGGCGCGGGATCACACCCGGCAAAAGTCTATGCGCTTGCCCATCCAGGCCCGCACCGTCTTTTCACTTATGCCGCATTGTGCGGCGAACTCGCGTACTGTAAGTAGTTGCTTGGTATTTCTCATTGCATGCTCATTAAAAAGTCATGGCCGGTGTTGAATCGTACCCAAGGAGCCCGGCAAGTATGTTGTGTAACCACCGGCCCATGACATTATTGCTTGACAACCTGCATATTTCTGACCACGCACTCAAACGCTCCGCCGTGCAGGCCAACCAGGAAACAAAGATCTGAAAGCCTGCATGCCGCCGCCCAGGCATCCAGACCCGCATCCGTCATGCGGTGCGACACGGTGAATACCCGCGCCGTAAAGGTGACGGTTGACCCCATCCACTTGTTTGAGTACATGCGCGGCTGCATAAACAGGTCCACAGTATCGCCGGCGTCCATCGCCGCGGTGATCTTCTTGTTGAGCACATCGGCCCAATGGCATGCCTCAATAATGGCGTCACCCAGCATGCGCCGATCATCGGCCTTTATTTGGTCGGTTGTTTTCACGGCCGCCGGCGTGGCGGTCATGCGGTTCGAGGCGGCGCGAAGTCGAGCCTTGCGGGCGCAGGAGCAGCTTATGTCTTTAAGATCAGTCATTGTCGTCCCCAATGAATATTAATGGTTAAATCAGAACCAATCAAAAAAGTTATTGACACACCATGGTGAACCGTGGTATAATATAGTGATGTGGGTGAGGTATAGCAATATGCTTTCCATTCCAGACAAAAAAAAGACCGCGGCGGGCTGTGGATACATCGGACGACAATGCGCAGATACTGAATCTGCCAGCGCCGCCGCGGTGGTGTCTGATAATTGGTTGTGTTTGTCGGTTCGCATTGTCGCCTTTCATTTCGGCCAGTATCCAACGGCCGTGCAACCAGTATAGCAAATTGCTTTCTTTTTGTCAAGATGCGGATGATGTTTTTGCCCTCTTGTGGTATAATGCCAGCATGACTACAAGAATCGGCCACGCAATCCATCAAGCACGTCTGCAAGCAGGTCTCACACAGCTGCAGCTTGCCACGGTCTTGAAGGTCACCAAGACCAACTTCACCCAGCTTGAGCGTGGCAACTATCAAGGCCGCTTGTATTTGCCGACTGATAGCATGATGCGAAAAATCATCGCCGCAACGTTTGCCGAGGAGAAGCGGGGCGTGATCCTGGCGCAATGGCAATGGATGGCAACGATTGACCGCGCCGAGAAGCTGTTTCCCGGCTTTTGCTCCCGCATGGAGTATTACGGCATCGTGATTGACGTGCTCCAACGCATCAAGACGCACAAAGGCGGCGCCGGCGCTCCGTCCGCAGTTTGACAACACCCGCTTAAACCGATATACTATTCCATCGCCGGCGACGGCATAACCTGTGAGGGGGTTGTATGGCGCTGCATAAGTGCCAAGATTGCGGCAAGGATATCAGCACGTACGCCACGGCATGCCCACACTGCGGCAAGCCGGCCCAACAAAAGCGACGCAAGACCGGCTGCCTCGGCCTCACCTGCTGTGTCGTATTCATTGCCCTGGTCATCATACTCAGCCTTAGCCAGGCGCATCATCAGGCGGTCACCGCGCCCAGCACAATGCCGGCATCAGGCACGTACACCCTCGCGGAGCTCACACCCGCGCCGACAAACTCACCCGCTGGTATCACCCATGAAGATCAAGCCAAGATTGATGCCGCTGTCATTGCCTCGATCAACGCCGGCGTGGCGACCATACGGAATGACGAGGTGTTGATCCGCCGCTCATATTGGGACAGCATCGACTACCAGTCGAAATTAAACACGATCCGCGTGTATGCCTTGTATAAGAAGGGCCGCGGCGAATCACACAACGTGGTCATCAAGGACGCCATGACCGGCAAGAAGCTCGGCGCCATGACCACCTTCGGCGGGGCAACGGTGACACCATGAGCCTGCCCACGTCAATATTCCAGTATCGAGGTGGCTACTACGCCAAGTGGTACGACGCCGGCGCTCGGCGAATGATCTGGAAGAAGCTCGCGCCCACCAAGTCACTTGCCCAGGAGGCGCTCCGCGCACTGCAAACCAAGCTGGTGAGCGGACCGCTCCGCACGTACAGCCGCGTAACTCTGCGCCAGTACTATGAGCGCCACTACAAGCCCGACTACCTGAGCAACGGCACCGCCTGGCAGGCAAAGCAGCTTGAACTATGCGCCGCCTACATACTGCCGCGCTGGGGATCCAGCATCATGAGCGAGCTGGCGTTGTACGATGTGCAGTCATGGTACCGCGAACTCTTGGCCATCAAGAGCCGGTGCTATGCCAACCATATCGTGAGCGTACTCATGACCATGCTGCGCCGGGCGCGTGGCAGGTTCATCGCCGCCTCGCCGCTGGCAGACTTCAAGAAGCTGCGCCGGGAGAAGAAGGTACCGGACACCCTCACGCACGACCAGGTCAACCGGCTGTACACCATGCTGGATGGCCGCGATCGCGCCCTGATGTGCGTGTGGATCATGACGGGGCTGCGGCCGGCGGAGATGCAGTGGCTGCAATGGGTCGACATAAATCTCGATAATGGCAAGCTTATTGTGCGTAGCAAGCGTCAAATGCCGCAGGGCAACGCAGCCATGAGGGCCGGCCACAGCATAAAGGACGCCGAAGATCGGTACATTGACCTCACCAGCGACGCAATAGACCTCCTCCGCGAGCATCGTGGGCCAAGGATGCCGGCGGCAGACGAGTTTGTCTTCCCAAACAATCGCGGCCAGCTCATGATGAGCATGCCGAACCACGTGTACAAGGTATTCAAGCGATCAGGAATCCGCAACGGGAGTGCGAACCTATTGAGGCACACATTTGCGAGCATGTTTTTGAGTGGCGGCGGCAATTTAGCCGAGCTGAAGCAGTACATGGGCCATTCAAGCATAGTGATCACGGAGCAGCACTACGCGGCTTTTCTTTCGGGCAAAGCGAGCACGATCCATCGTGTAGACTTTGGCATGACGGCGAAGGCGGAGCAAAGGCACGTGCTGGGCAAGGTTGCACAAGTAACATAACAACAGGCATTTATCAAGGGTACAAGGGGAGGTTCAAATCCTCCCCTCCCCACCATCTACAATCACCACAAAAACTTGATGCAGACCCGATGGATGCTTGTGTTCATCGGGTCTTTTCGTTTAATGCTGGAATGGAGTAATATCCCGCTTTTGCCCCCCTTTTCCCGCTTGGACAAGGCGGAGCGAAGGCAGACTGAAACTTGACACGCGATGTTGATTGTGCTATAGTGATTGCGAATCGCCCGTGAGGATACCCCCCGCAAGGTATTCCCGCGGGCGTTTGTCGTTAAGACCCCCCGCGTCAACCATGGATCATCATGATCGCACCGAACGTTGATGTGAATGTCACCCATAGCATGTTCCTTGAACATGATCGCGCAGAACCGCGCACGGTCTTTGTCGCCCGCACCCTCACCCTCTCACAATCACAACGATTAGCTGAACGCATGGCTACCCTTGAACGTCATGTCCGCATGGCCGCTGAATATAAACGCTTGCGCGATGTCTCGCAGGTTAAATATGAAGGACCCGAGGCTGCCGGCGACAAACCGCATGTCCCGCGGCCGGAACTCGTGCGCGCAATGTATGACGCCGAGGCGGATAGCGTGCGAGAAGGGATGGCCGCCCTAGTGCTGGCGTGTGAACTGTTCGAGCTGTTGATCGTGGATGTGCATAACACGCCGGCGGCCGTCAAGAAAGTTAATGGCGAGTTTGGGACGGGCGTGGCGCGGGATTGGGCTATGGAGGCGCTGGCGCGGAACTATGGCGGTGAGGCGGTGGTGGAGCTGGTAATGTCGGCGATTAATGCGAACCGGCTTACGGAGTCACAGCGAAAAAACTTATGCGCGCAGTCTGGTTTGGCGAGTATGCCGCCGGACTTGACTGCGCAACCTGCAATGACGCAGAACGTGCATGTCGCGGGTGTGTCGCCGGCGGCAGCATGCGGTACGCCGAGTATGGCGGCGGCTATATAACGCGATGCCCGCGGGCACTGCTGCGGGAAGACCTGTGGATTATAGGCATCATGCGGATGTACACGCGATATATGCAGCACGGGCGGACGCCGAACGGCGGGGGCGACCTTGACCAGGCGGCGGTATTTGGCGAGTGCATGGAGCTGGTCGGCAACATGAAGGCAGTGGGATCATACGGTGTTGAGGTGAGCACATGAGCATCGGAACCATAGCTGTAGACCTGGCGCTTGTTGACAAGTTCAACGTGATGCTTGACAAGTTCAAGGGCGACGTGACGGGGGGGATCAAGTCGTTCGCGGCAGGATTGGTACCGGGCTTAAGCTTTGCGGCCGTGGGATCCAAGCTGGCGGCGGATCTGTATGGAGGTATCAGTCGCGCCGCGGCGAATGAGAAGGACATCAAGGCGCTTAATGAGGACATCAAGCTGCTGGGGAGCACACTGAGCGGCGCACAGATCGAGCAGCAACTGAGCGGGATCGGTGACCGTGTGGCAAGCGATGCGGACGACTTGCGCAAGGTGTTCAACCAGTTGCGGCAGATCATGGGTAAGGACGTGGGCGCGCAGATGCTGCTTGACCTTCTGCCTGGCATGAAGGCATTCCAGGATCGCGGCATTGGCATGGAGCAGAGCGCGCAGGCAATCGGCATGGCAATGCAGGGGGCCACCCGCGGGCTGAAACAGTTTGGGATCACCTTGGCGGAGGGATCGAGCAAGGCGGATGTGTTTGATGCCCTGAGCAAGCGGTTTGCGGAGATGGGTCCGCTGGCAGAAGCGAATGCGGCGACTCTTGAGGGCATGGCTGCACGTATCAAGATTGCCTATGAGGACGCCTTTGAGGCGTTTGGCGCCGGGTTCAATGCGAGCATGGGTGCTATGAAGGTGAACATCGGCACATTTTCGGCAGACATACAAGCGTCCATGAAAACAATCGGAGAGTCGTTGGGCAGGACATTCAGCGCGGCGGGCCCGCTGATCACCTGGGCGATCAAGATAGGTGCAAAGGCCATCGAGGAGTTTAGCGTCAAGATTGAGACGCTTGGTCAGTTGTTCAACGCGTCGGTGGAGGCAATGCGGTGGGGGTTTGAGGCATTGAAGACGTATGGAAAACTGGCGTGGAACAAGCTGAGCGAGGAGTTTGTCAACTACTACAACACGGTGGCGGGGTCTGCAATTGGTGAGGTGCTTGGCCTTGAGATGATGAAGGCGAGCGAAGGGAGCAACAAGTTCCTTGAGCAGGTGGGCAAGCAGCAGCTCGCCGGAGTGAGTGACGCGATCGGGAGCTATGTGAGCATCGCTGCCAAGGCTGCGGAGAGGATTCAAGACATTTGGACGAAGGACAAGCCGGCGGCCGGCGCGGGTGACAGTGCGGAGGATGAGAAGCAGCGAGCAGCACGGGCGGAGCGGGAGCGGCTGAACCTGCAGGAAGCGAGCAACAACGAGAAGGCGGTCAAGAGCATTGAGAAGGCCGGCGTGGCGGCTGCGGCGAAGGTGCGCGAGGAAGTGATGCGGGGCAATGACGAGATTGCAAAGGCGCTGGGTGCGGAACCAAGCACGCGGAGCGGCCAGGCAAGCAAGGCGCGGGAGGAGCAGCGATACCAGGAGGACTTGCAGCGTGCGGGCCGATCGTTTACGAAGGCGCAGGACGCGCTTGGCAACAAAGACATTGAGGGGTACAACGCCGAGATGGCGCGGTACAAGCAGCAACTATCAGAAGCAAACCAGCACAAGGCGCGGATGAATCCCGAGCTGGGGGCGTATGGGGACGCGGTGTTTGACGCCGAGTTCCGCGGTGCCCCGACCAACAAGAGCGCGGCGAAGAAGACGGCCGGCGCGCCGGGCGGGTATGCCGTGAATGACAACTACCTTGAGAGCGGCAAGGAACAGGTGTATCAGGCGATTGAGCGTATGGGGACGAAGTTCAATGACGCGCTGCAGAACCTTGCGACTAAAATAGACACCATCGCACCACAACTATCATGATAAGCGACACGAACGAAACAGGGATCCACGTGTTCTTTGAGCCTGAGCCGGCGGACGGCGTATGGCCGACGACCACGGCGTATACGAAGTACCTGGGCGTGCTGCAGGCGGTGAATGAGGCAGTGCGCACGGGCAATGCTCTGAAAACGACCGGCGAGGAGATGCCGTGCAATGCGGACGGGTGGGCGCGGTTTATCGCGGGCAAGCCGGCGTCATTCACGGAGGAGCTGCAGTTGGTGTACACGCGGCCGGCGATGATCGGGTTCAGCCAATGGCGCGGGATAGTGCAGGTGCTGAGCCACACAGACCGGGTGGTGCTGTTCCAGTATCTCGCCGGCGTGGACCCGGTAACTGACGCCGTGGGCAAGTACCTGCGGTGCGGGACGGGCATGCGTAGGCTGATCACGGCCGTGGGGCGTAGTTATGGCGGGATCACGTACACGGACGACTACTACGTGCTGACGCTGGACACCATGAACGGCGTTTCAAACGACTACGCGGGGATCAACAGCTCGCGGGGCTTTTGGCAGGAGAGGGCATTCTGGGAGGACTTCTGGGCGGACATAGTCGCCTGCGGTATGGTGGGCCGGCTCAAGATGGTATGGGCGGACTATGACACGTACACCAAGGTATTGACCAATGAGAACACGCCGCGGGAGTACGAGGTGTTATTGTCAAACCCCGTGGTGGCAGAGCCGTATGGCGTGCTGCCGGGGATGGGGTACCGGCTGCAAGTGAGGAAGACGCCGATAATCGTGGTTGTGGAGGACATCATGCAAGTACAAGCAAGCGACAGGGAGTACAACAACCAAGTGGTGATAAGCTGGCAAGATGTGCCACTGGCGGACCGGTACCAGGTGTACTTGCGTACAACCGACACTGAGCCGAGCGGGGGCGAGCTGATTGCCGAGCAGGATCCGTTCGTCATGCCTAACGTGGTAACTGAGGTTGTGGCGGGCGAGCTGTTTGTTGTGGAGCTGCAGGGCGGAAATTATCATTTTGTTACTGAGGTTGAAGATGTGTATTTTAGAGGTGATGGTTTAGTTATACATTATGACAACCAAGAAGTAGATACTGTGTACTCTGCGTCATACCCCGAAGCAGGCACAAGCTCCGTAGCACTAACGTATTGCAGGAACCGAAACGACAACGGAAACAACGACAACGTAATATCACCAATTTACAAAAGAATGACGTATGACGAGAAGGCGCTTGCAGCATTGGTCACGCCGGGCCGGCGGTTCTACATTTGGGTGCGGGCGCGGGTGAACCGTGACGGAGTGACGGATGAATGGAGCGAGCTGAGTGTTATGGTAACGGGGCTTATTCGCAACTTATGAGCAACACGGTGGTCAAGATAGGCGAGCCATGGCGGATAACCACACTGGTTGGTCCGTGCAGGATCACGTGGAGCCGGGACGGATCGAGCAGCTTAAGCTTTGCCGTGAAACCGAGCACGGCGGTTGACCCGTTTGAGCTGGTGCAGGTGTATGAGGACGACCGGCGGATATTCCTCGGGCGGTGCAAGAGCCCGGTGTATGACGAGGAGCGCGGGGTGGTGACGTGCGTGGCTGACGACATGAAGGTGCTGATTGGCGACCTGCCGCTTGCGGCGCACACCTCGGATGGGCCGGCGGGCAGGCACGGGATGGTGGTGTTCACCGGGACAAACTACAACACGGTGTCCAGCATCATTAAGACCATTATCAGCGAGTGCTACAACGGCAATGTAGACGACGGTCAGGAACTTTTGACAGATTACGTACCTGCGGCAATCGCGGCAGCATGGGTGAGCGCGGCGAACCTTGCGGCATGGGATGATCTGCCGGCGTTGTCGCCGTATACCGTTACTTTCGCCGGCGACAGCGTGGGCAAGGCGTTGAACACGCTGATGGGCAAGTATTATCCCGGGTGGGGCTGGTGGGTTGATCCCGCGGACGGGGTGATCAAGCCGTGGAACTCGTTTGATGACGCCTACAGCTCGTTTGACACGATTGACCTGGCCACGGCGCGGCGGGTGTTTGTGAACGGGATCATGCCGAGCATGGACGGGGTGTACTCGCGGGTGATCGTGGAGGGTCGGTACACCACCGAGGTTGCATTGACGGGTACGCCTACGACGGCCGCGCCGTTTGTGACGGACGACCTGTTCCGCGCGATGGAGCGGCAGACGTGGTTCTACGACCATTCCGAGCAGAGCATCACCTTCACCAGGACAACGTGCAGCAACGTTGACAAGGAGAACCTGAAACTGGTGGTGACGGTGACGCCCATTCGCAGCGAGTTTGCTGACCTGCCGAGTGGGCACGATGAAAGCGGTACGGACTACGAGATCGCGGGGGCGTACTCAAAGGATGTGCGGTGCCTGGCGTCGAGCGGGTACGGCGGGGACGCCTACGAGGAGTATAACCTCAAGCGGACGCTGCGGATCCAGGACGACAGCTTCGGGGTGATCCTGCACATCAATTCATCCACGGGGTTGATTGACAGCGAGGACCGGCGGGGCGATATGTCGGCGTATTGCGCGGCGATCCACGCGGTGGTGAGCAAGATACGGTACACGGGGAGCATGCGGTACAAGGCAAACGGGACGATATCCCCGTTGCGGCGGGTGCGGCTGCTGAACCATGCGCGGTACGGCACGTTGGAGTTTATGCCGCAGAGCATCACCTACGACTGCCACACGGGCATGCGGACGTACCAGCTCGGGGACGCCAAGTACTCGCCGATCGAGGAGTTGAAGCTGCTGCAGGAGCTGCGCTGGCAGAAGAAGGGGGCCTCGGGCCGGGTGATCCAAGCGCCGGACAAGAGGATGGTGCGATGAAAGCGCGGAAAGTACAGAAGAAAAACGGCGGTAAAACGGCGGCATCCGAGAAGAAAGAGGCCAAGGCGGTGCGTGACCAGCGTGGAAAGTTTGCCCATGGCAACCACCTGGGCAAGCGGTTTGGGGATGGCCAACCAACCGACCTGGGCGGGCGGCCGGCGGTGACCGTGCGGTCCGTTGCGCGGCAAATGGGGATGGAGCAGGTTCGGTTGAACGGCAAAGAGGTTGTGACGAAGCTGCATGACATAGTGAGCATGGTGCTTGAGAAGGCGCAACAAGGCGACCTGCGGGCGGCGAAGCAGTTTGTTGAATGGCACGGGTTTGACGAGGCAGACGAGACGCTTGAGCGTATGAAGGGCAACCCGGCCATCGGCGCGGCCGTTACGGTTGATTACCGGCAGTTTGCGGAGGGCATGGATGGCCGTTAGCATGAACATGAAGTTCCTGGCACTGCGGCCGGACCAGATGCAGATAGCCACGCATCCCGCGAAGGAAAAGACGGTTGACACGGGGCGTCGGTTTGGCAAAACGGTCCTGGGCGGCGCGGTGGCAATGAACTGCCTGCGGCAGCATGGCAAGGTGAGCTGGGTGGCGCCGATCTATAAGAACACCCGGGCGCTGTGGCGGTATGTGAAGTGGGCATGCTCGCACCTGGTGAAGCCTGGACTCGTTGACATATCCGAGTCTGAACGCACGATCGAGACGTTCCGCGGGGGTGTGCTTTCGATCTACAGCGCGGACAATATTGACGGCATACGCGGGGAATGGTTCAACCTGTGCGTGGCGGACGAGGCGAGCCGGATATCGGACGAGGCATGGTATGACGCGATTGTGCCGACCTTGGCGGACTATGATGGTGATTCCATGAAGATCAGCACGCCCAAGGGCAGGAACCACTTCTACCGCGGCACATTGGGATGCCAGGGGTACCGGTACGACTCGGCAACGGGGCTGTTTGTGGCGATGCCGGCGCCGGCGCAAGTGACGCCCAGGCGAGCATGGTGGCAGGCGCCTAGCAATGCGAATCCCCTGCCGGGGATCCATGCAGAATATCAAGAAGCGCGGACGAAACTGCCGGACCGAAGCTTTCGGCAGGAATGGCAGGCTGAATTTCTTGACGATACGTCAAACGTGTTCGGCGACTTTTCGGACTGTGTGCAGGGCACGCTAGCCGAGCCGCAGCAGGGCCAGACGTATTACGGCGGGGTTGACCCTGCCCGTGCGCGTGACTACTTCGCCTCGTGCGTAATGGACGGTAACGGGCATGTGGTGGCGTTTTCTCGGGTGAATCGAAGGACATGGAACAGTATGTACGACCAGACGGCAGCCATGATGCTGAAGTACCATGCGGCAACGTATGTTGATAGCACGGGGGTGGGCGATCCTGTTCTTGAAGAGCTTTGGAAGCGTAAAGTTGATGCCCAGGGTATAGACTACCGGACGAACGACAACAAGACACGTCTTATCGAGGAGCTGATAAGAGGCGTGGAAAACAGGCAGGTAACGTGGCCGGCGTCGCTGGACGTATTAACGCGGGAAATGACGGTATTTGAGGCGGAGATCAGACCAGGAGGACGGGTGCGGTATGAGGCGCCCGAGAATGAGCATGACGACTGTGTGAACGCGCTGGCGCTTGCAAATATGGCGCGGCGAGACTTGTGCGTGCAGAAGATTGGCAGATATTAAGAAACAAGGACACTATGAACAATCCTAAACTTGACCAGTATACGCAAATACTGCATAAGAGGATCCACAACTACATGAATCCCGGCGTGGTATCCGCATCGCATGTACGGCGCATGCAGGCATACCAGATCATAGATCACTATCTGTGCGCGGACAGTGTCCATGCGTTGCGCGAGTTGCCAGACTCGCTGCGCCAGTGGTGGACGGATCCCGGCACGTTGAAGATGTTTGCGGGAGTATTTGCGAAGCTTACCACGAAGGGCATGCGGCTGAACAGCAGCAACGACCTTCCGCCCGAGCGTAAGGCGGCGCTCTTGGACTGGACCCGCCGGTCAAAGCTGTATCGGGTATTGCGGCAATCGTGCCGCGATGCAAGCGCCTATGGAGATGCAGTGCTGCAGCCAGTGTGGGATAACGCGCTGGGGTGCCCTCGCCTTGACGTACTGCACCCGGGGTGGTATGTGCCCATCAACGAAAATCGTGTGCTGTTGATGTGGCAGCCGGACATTGAGGTTGATGAGCTTGTCGTGCAGGATTACTTGCTGGGAACGTCTGGCATCTTGGATGGTGACAAGGTGCGCATGACGGGCGAGTTGAAGGTGGGCATGCGCACGGTCAAAATAAGGATCAATACTATCGGGAGCAATCGCAGTGTGTTAGATTATCTTACTGGCCAGTACGAACCGTTGCCGTATTCCAGGATCCCCGTGGTGCACATTGCAAATGGCGAGTATGGCGGCAATGGATTTGGCACCAGCGACTTCTCGACCGCGCTTGACGTGATGGACAACTACCACCAGCTCTTGACCGATAAGCGCCGGCAAAGCCGATTTATGATCCCGCCGATCGGGGTGCGCGGAAATGTGAGGTTTGCGGCACCGTCATCGGACGGCGTTGTGCGTGCGCAATACGAGCCGGGCATGTTTGTCGGCCTGGGAGAGAACGGCGGCTTTGACATGCCCGACTTCTCTCCGCTGTTGACTGCGGCAACAGCCGAAAAGGACGATGTGCGCGCCGAGCTCTTGCGTGCCTGCGGACTTACCAAAGCGGCGCTGGGAGAGCTTGGTGACGTGTCGAACCTGCGCGAGCTTGAGATCCGCATGATATTTGCACCGATTGACAACGAGGTGCAGGATCGCCGGCAGGACTTCATCACCCCGTGGCGTGATGCCATTCGTATGACTGAAGAGCTGTGGAAATGTCAGGACATGGACGGTTATACCAAAGTGTTTGGCAATGAGAGCCTCGCGGACATGGATCTTCTCTTTGATGAAGTGATGCCAAAAGACGTGGCAACGCTGATCAACACATTGACGGCGTCGAGGGGTGCACTTGACCAGGAAACATATACTCGTGAGATCATGGCCGCGCGTGGTATCTCGGGAGATCCCGCCGCAGTGGCGGCAAAGGTGGCAGAAGAAGGCAAAGGGACCGCACTTGGATTTTGAGGCATGTGTAGAGCAGGCAGCGACAATGCGGAGAACCTTGGCGTCGTGAGTGCGGCGCTTGAGGCCGTGGCCAAGGGTGCCACGCCGGCGCAGGCATACCACCGGCTGTGCTTTGCGCTGAGCGGGTGCCGGGTGCTGTTCCCGTCGCAGCACAAGCCGCTTTTGAGGGAAATGATCGCAAGGATGCTGGCGGAGAATATGACAGTGAACCAGATCATTGAAAAAGTTGGGTGTTCGAGGCAGTACGTCTACGCAGTTGTCAAGCAAAACGGGTGTATCAGTTGACACCAGAGAGGTACAATGGTGTCATGGACGCTCAATTGAGCAACGCGGGTCATTCCCGCATAACATGCACTTGGAGCAGCATAATGAAGCGCATCATAAGCACAGTCATCCTGGTAGTGGCCCTCCTGGCGTTTGCCATGCAAGGCTATTCAGACACCACCAACACGTGGGGCGGGTTGAATGCGGTCGTCTTGACGGCGAGCAACCTTTCCGCATCAACGGAGGTCGTGTTTGACCTTCAGCGAACGGTCACTAACCTCAAGTTCTTTGTGACCGGCCCGGTGGGCGCCACGGCCGCGGCGGCAGGTATCTTTATCAAGCCGCGAAAAGTCGTAGAACAGTTGGGAATATCTAACGCGATAATCTGGGTATGTGCGTCAATATCGAATACGACGTATGTGTCCGTCAATCCGCCGAGCAACAAGGGATCGTTCTGGATCAAGACGACCAACCAGGCGGTGAAGATGACCTATGTCCTCAGTGCAGAATGAGGCACTGACTTAAGTTTGATTGTCCGTGTGTGCTCATAGTGGGCATACACGGGCATGCAGAATAACCAGCAGTTAGGAGCACCATGCCAGACGACCCAGCAGCCAGCGCCGCCAAAGACGACGCCGGCAATAAGGCCGCGGCCGCAGCAGCCAAGCAGCCCGAAACCGTAACACTCAGCAAAGCCGACCATGACCGCCTGCAAGGCACTCTGGGCGACCTGTTGAAGAAGGAGAAGGACCGCGAGGCGGCGGAAAAGACCAAGCAGGATGAGGAATCGCGGAAACGCGGAGAGTTTGAGAAGCTCATAGCCGAACGCGACAAGGAGATTGATACCTTGAAGCCATGGCAGGAGCGGTACGCAACCCGCGTAAAAGCCGAGCACGACCGGCGCATCAAGATCATCGAGAAGGCGGATGCAAAGGTCAAGGCTCAGTTCAAGACCGGCGACAACCTCAGCCTGGAGGACAGGGAGCACAACCTGGCCAAGCTGGACGAGTACGAAACATTGGGCCTGCTCGGGTCGGGCGGCGGCAAGGAAGTCGTCGTAGACACCGAAGGCGCAGGCGGTTCCACGGCAGTCATCGCCAAGAGCGCGTCGGGCGGTGGCAAAGAGAAGTGGGATCCCCTGAGCTCATAATACACCGCAAGGTGCGCCGCGCAGGAAGAAACGAACATGGCAAACGATGTAACACCACTGGTGCTTGATGTTATCAACAATTCTCTGCCCGCAATGCGGCGGAGCATGGCCCTCTCGGCCCGGATCTACAACCACAATCGCAACGGCTTTGACGGTCGAGGGTCGTCCCGGTGGACCAAGTGGACTGCCGCGAGCGTTGAAACCAAGACGGAAGGGACGCAGCTCACCGACTCCATCGGCGACATCACGGTCGGCAAGGTTGTGCTGGAGCCCGAAACTCACAAGGTTGCTCGCATCCGACTTGAGGATGGCGAGATGAGCCGGACGCAGGGCGGCATCAAGTCGTTGCTGATGCAACAGGTGCCGCGCAATCTGATTGCCCTGGTGAACACCATTGAGACGGCAATCGCAGCGAAGCAGTCGAGCCTCACCACGAACCGTATTGGTGTTCTTGGCAACGGGCTTGACAAGTCGCTGCTTGCAAAAGCAATCCGCATGCTTGAGGAGCAGGAAGGCCGACCGGACACCCTCTGCGTGTCGCCGTACACCAAGGAAGGGATCATGACCGACGAGGAGACCATGAAGCTGTTCATGTATCTTCAGTCGGGCAATGCGTCCGTTGGTCAGTTTGTGCCGAACGCCCTTGGCTTCGGCGCCGTCGGTGTGAGCAACCAGATTTACACGCCCGATACTGGTCAGTACGTTGCGCTCGCATTCCAGCGGGAATGCCTGGGCATAGCGTTTGGCGACTTGACCGGCGTTGATGAGGGAGCGGGCCGGTTCATCAAGTCCATCACCGACCCTGACACGGGCATCACGTTTCGCGTTGTGCAGGGCGCATCTCATGACCTGCATGGTCAGGTCATTTCGATTGACGTGCAGTACGACATCGAGGTGCAGCAGGAAGAGATTGGCGTTGCGATCCTTTGCTGATCTGACAGCCAACAAAAGAATCACGGGGCGGGCCATCCCGCCCCACTAATCACAATCGAGAACGACAATGGCAATTAAATGGATTAAACACCCCAATGGGGTCGAGGTTGCTGTAGCCGCAAAAGATGCCGAGGCGCACCGCGATCGAATCCTTGGCGAGCAGCTCAAGGCGAAAGTGAAAAACCCGACTGTGACGATCCTTGACAAGCCCACTCCGGGTGCCAAGAGCGACCAGGTGGCAAGCACGCCGCAAATCGAAAAGACCAACAGCAACAGAGCCGGCAAGTAACGGACCATGCCGCGCAGACAAAAGAGCGCGGAACAGCTTGCGGCGATCATCAAAAAGGGCGGTCGCCGATTTCTTCGGATCTTTGAAAAGGCGCGGGATGAGCTTGCACTGCAAGTATTGCACGCTTATGGGCTGCAGGGAGGAGTGGACACGCTGAGCGGCCATGCGGCGCCGAGCACGCAGGCGGCGCTCGGGTACCAGTTGCGCCGAATCGAGCAGACGGTGAAGGAGGCGGCCTATATGATCCACACGGATGCTGCCGGCGTACTGAGCACCGTGTACCTTGATGCCGTGCGGACGGCGCAGATTGAGGCGGAGCTGAGCCCGGTGGCGTCGTTGGAACGATTGGGCAATCCATCGCTGCACCTGGGCATGATCGAGGCGCAGCGGCAAGTGGTGGTCCATGCGTTTGACGAGGCGCTACTGAGTTCGGGCAGCTTTGCGGGCCGCTGGGTGAACTCGATACACCTTGATGCGGGACTGCGGGGCAAGGTGCAGGAGGCGTTCACTGCCGGGCTGTTCAAGTATGACAGCCGGAAGGAAGCCGCGGACGGCATCTTCAAGGTGCTATCTGACGCGGGCGATGCACGGTGCAAGGAAGCCGCTGATGCCGTGGCAGGCAAGTTTATCAGGTTTGGCAACGGGTCGTATCAGGACCTTGCAAGCTATGCCGAGATGGTGACCGACACGCGCATGAGCGAGCTATACAATCGGGCGCAGATCAACATGTACGCGAGCGAGATGGGGTATGAGCTGGTGCAGATAAGCGATCACCAGACTGATTGCGACATCTGCGCGCCGTTTGAGGGGACCGTCTGGGCGCTTACTCCGGGACCCATTGGGCAATACCGGCCGCTAAGTGAGTGCATGAACTACGGCCCGCCGTTTCATCCGCGTTGCCTGCATCACACGGATCCTGTTGACTACCACCACGCAGGCGAGGGGAAGGTTCGGGTGGATGGAGCAATATACCGCGTCACGCCGTTCGTGCACACGGATGAGAGCCAGGCGGCGGAAGACAGGCAGCAGCGGGCAATAAACGGGAGCCCGGTGCGGGTGCCGGTGGCGATTACGTACCGGCCGGACCTGCAAAAGCAAGATTTGAAGGGCGGCCAGGCTGAGGGCATCGACCAGCGAATGAGTCCCGACCAGCCGTTTGACATAGGAACCTTGGTGCGATGAGCTTGACAATCAGCACAACGATCGACGAGCAGGCGGCGCGGGTGATAAACCGCGTGCGTGGCATGTTCCGCCAGCTTGCACCCATTGCGGTGAATCATGCCGCGGGCGAGCTGCAGAAGTACGCCAAGGCGATTATTGACAAACGGAGCGAGACGGGCTTAAAGATAGTCGAGGCAATCAAGGTGAAGGAATCGCCAATGA